TGTTTTGCTGGTGCTTTGCTGGTGTTTTGCTGGTGGAATCTTGGTACTTATCGTAGCAAGTTATTGTTATTATTGAGTATTTGTTGGTTGTTTGCTGGTGTATCATGCCATCACTGATGAGTAGCTTGAGTACCTTTCTGATGGTGTTCTCGTTCATGCCCAATCTATCAGCATAAATCTTGCGTCCAAAGACAAGCTGGCCACGTTTCAGTGTTACCAATTTTCCGTTAAATAACCGTGTCTTATCTTCAAAGTTGGCACGGATTAGCATCTCCAGCCACAGCCTGAGTGCGTCCGCATCCTGCCATATCCAATGGTCGATCATCGAACGATCAATCTTTATCCATCCTCCCATAGCTTATGCCTCCTCGCGATAAGTATCTTGGCGTTGATGATGTCGCGCTTGTCTTTCTCTGACAGTCGCATCCCGCTTTCTAATGTCTTGGGCAACAGTTCCATGATCGACAGGGCAACGGCGTACTCGTCGTCAACGGTCTTGCGGAACAGGGGCTTGTAGTTTTCGGTGACTGGCTGGAGTACCCCGAAGTCTAGCCCGATTGAATTCAGCACATCTGCCGCACCACAGCCAGCGAAGCAGTGTATTAATACCCTGTCGCCTGCCTCGCGGATTGATAGCGATGCTCCCTTGTCCGAATGGCTAGGGCATAACGCCATGTATCTGCGCTGCCCTGCCTTGCTTGATGTCTGCTTCACCCCGTCCAGCGAGGCTAGTAGTAATTCGATATTTGCCATTGATTCTTAAGGAATAAGGCATTACCCTACGCAGGATTGCCTCTCATCCTCCTCCCCTTTGAAGATGTAATCACGCCCCCCTCACGGGGGGCAACCTTTATATCTTAGGCGGAGCCTGTCGTCTAGTCCAATCTCCATTCTCCCTGCGAATCAGTCCAACCGATTCTGGATTGACGCAGAACCTATCATCCCAACCTCCCTTGCGATGCCTATCAAATGCCCGCCAGCCTGAGAATTTTTCCCAGCATACAGTACACATGCACCTCGAACTTCCGGTCTTCAATCCAGATGGCGGTCGCTCTCCCTGCTTAGGTTCTACCCTGTGTTGGTTCCGGTCTATTGTCATGGTGTTACCCCGCAGTTCTCTGCTCCCGGAGGAATCCCTACATAGTCATGCCCTGTAGCTTCCCATCTTGCTCGCTGCTGACAGATGTCGTAGTCGCTCGAACTCCATCCGTCGATCACGATCAGGGTGAACATTACAACTAGCGCGCAAGTAATCAGAGCGTAGAATATCTCGCCTACAGACTGTATCTTTTTGTTATTCATAGAGTTTCTCCATTTCGTTTAATGCTTCTTCCAAAGTCTCCAGTATCCGGCGCTCCACATCGTCGCCCTCTTCTGCTTCGATCATGATGTCTGCAATGATGTCCTCGATGTCTTTGTTCATGGTTTCTCCTTGGTAATGCCCCCTTGCGGGGGCGTTGTTTTTACTAGCTGTTAATCCATTCGTCATAGGTTTTGAGTGGCTTGCCTGTTGTTATATCATTGCCATTACCATCATCTGCGCAGGCGAGATATATTTCGTACTCGTTAGAGTTGCTTCCTCGTGTTTCGGTTTGCCAAAAATCGTTATATTCCAATTCCATTCTGCTTACCTCCAGTGATGCCCCCTTTCGGGGGCGTTGATATTATGCTGCTTGGTCTACAGCTTTCGGTTGAAGTTCCTTTAAGAATTCGCAAGCCTGTCGTGCTTGGCTTGCTGCCTTGACAATCAGTTTCTTGTCATTCTTGAGCGCCTCCATCCAGCAGTTCAGGTATTGAGCGTGATCTGCTCGTGGCTCTGCTGATACTCCTAGCTCGGCGCATAGGAACGCTGCCCCTAGCTCTGCGATCAACTCCTCCTTAGCATACTTCTCATCGCCGAACCGAACTCCCTTCTCCCTGTCGAGGCGCTTCTTTGAGCCTGTCCAGTGAGTCAATTCGTGCAGAACTGTCCCGTAATAACCGTGAAGCCTGTCGGAATCCGTCTCTCCAGTGAACTGGTCTGGCATTGGCACGGTGATTGAGTCTGTAGATGGGCGGTAGTATGCCCTGTCTCCTCGGACTTGATGTATCTCGGCACCAGTCTGCTTTATGAAGGCTTCCACATCGTCGAGTAGCTTCAAGGGTTCTGGCTTCTCGGTGATCGGTGGTTCGTACCCTTCGACCTGCTCGGCGTTGAATACATAGAATGATTTAATCATTGGAATGCGTTTCTTCTCGTCGGTGTCCTTGTCTTTTACTTCAAGTTGCTTGAAGAAGATGATCGGCGTACCTTTCTCGCCTTTCTTGACCTTGGCTCCCTTGGCTTGCCATGCCTTGAAAGTACCCCATTCGGAGGAGTTGTATCCTGCCGCCCAAAGTAAGACTACATTAATCCCGCCGTATGCCTTCTGGCTCTGTGTCGAAAATGGTAGCCCGCTAGACAATCCTCCTCCTGCCCATGGTTTGCACCAGTTAGTGCCATGGGTTTCCATCAATTCGATGATCTTGTTTGTAACTTCCTGATAAACATCTACTTTAGCCATTATTAAAACTCCTCCTCAAAGCATTCGTCTTCCGGGTACAAGTACCCGTTATTTACCCAATATAGTCTGTTACCGTCTGAATCCGCGTACTCGTCGTCCACTTCGATTAGAGTCCGCGTGTCGTCGTTGATATGCTCCGCGATAATTACACCTGCGAAGCAGTAGCCGTCCGTTTCAAAAATTACTCTTAAGTTTTGCATTGATATTCCTCCCCGGAATTGTGATTTGGCTAGATTGTTTCCAGTTTAAGTTCAAGTCTTATCAATTCGGCTGCGATGTTGTCCCATCGTATAGCCTCTGGGTCATACTCGTCATAGGCTACAGCGTAATTGGTTTGGATATGGTCGGACTTTTCGGATGCTACGAGCGCTAACAAGTGAAGCACCCCATCCAGTCCGTCATCGTCAATTAACTGCTCGAGCATAGTTATTTTATCTTCTCGATTCTTAATTGAAGAATTGCCGATTATCTGGTTCATGGTTTCCTCCTCCAGAATTGTGATTTGAGACAACATAGGCGCAGAATAATCCACGCCTGTTTCGGTTGTCAAGAAAAACATCTTGATATTATTTTGCGAATAACGCTATTTCGTGACTTACTCCATCTTCATCGGTGAAACATATTATTTTTACTTTGAACTTGTCTGCACCGCTCCCAAAAGTTTTTATGCGCTGTTTTATTGTCGACAGGTCTATTCCGTGAATATTTATTTCTCGCGATTTAAAGTCCTGCTTACTTGAAGCGAAATCCCACACATTCATTCTTCCAACGTCGATGCGCCTATAATCGCCGTTTGGATAGTTATTTTCGCTAACTTGTACTTTTTCGAACTTCATCTTTTTGCTCCTTTTGCTTTGTTGGATTAATCGAACGCACCCAAAAGGATGCGCTCTGTTAATACAACATGTCCGGATTGTTCCGGCCTGTAAGCCCGCGCTCTGCTTACACTCACCACGAGTTCGCTACACTCGTTTCCCATTTTTCAACTCACAAGAGAGTATTCATCCGGAGGCCGACCGTTTACCGTGCGCCGTCACACTTGCGGGCTTGCTGCTGCTGTCACGTGGGAGAGGCACCTGTACGCTTCACCTGTGGCGGTAGCACCCTGCTACCTAAGCCCGCGTTGTTATCCTTAACAACATGGGGCGCAAAGATAGGGGGTTTTATTGTTGTTGTATACAGCTATTTTGTAACAGTTTGTATCAAACGACAACTATCTTGGGCTATATAGTACAAGGAGCAGGTGTTGGGTATTGGGTATTGGGTATTGGGTGCTATCCCCATCCTCACACTCCCAAATTTGAATTCCAGCGCGATTAACCGGAAGGGTGTCAGAGCATAGGGTAGCGGCTATCGTCTCCGAGAGTCAGACCCATGATGCTACAATCTAGCACTGAGTATAAATCGAGCGTTCGCTCTATAAAGTAACTGGGTGGGGTTAGTATAGGGGATGGGGAGGGGCTGGCTCGGTGCAGAAAATTTATAGTTGCCCCCCAAATTTGCAGCAGGTGAATTTGAAAAAAAAAGAACAAACCCCACACCCTGCATCCCAATAACTTAGCGTGTTTCGCTAATTGTTGGCGAAAATAAATAAATCATGGTTTAATTCATTAATTATTGACACCCAACACTTACGAAGCTGTAATGGAAGACAATCAAGATACATCACTAGAACCCGTAAAGCGCAAGCGCGGTAGGCCCAAAAAGTCTGAGCTTGTGCCGACTAAGCGTGGTAGGGGTAGGCCGAAGGGTGACCACTCCGCAATGAAGGAGATGAAGCAGCGATTCCTCGCGAGGAGAGATACGCCTGCTGTAATTAATTCCATCTTCAAGGCGGCAATGGATGACGACCACAAGAATCAGGCTGCGGCATGGAAGTTGATCGTGGATAGGATTCTGCCCGTAGGTTCGTTTGATAAAGACAAGCTAGGCGGCAAGCCTACAGTCAATATCACCATCACTGGGGTAAACGAAACCCCCGCTATTGGCGAGACCATAGAACATGACGAACTTGATTGATATGTTGGTACGGCACGAGGGGTTGCGGCGCAAGCCATACAAGGATTCTCTTGGCGTCCTGACCATAGGCGTAGGCAGGAACCTAGACGAAGTAGGATTGTCGGATGACGAAATCTATTATCTTCTGAAGAATGACATCTACAGATGTGAGTCCGAACTGAACAACGCATTCCGATGGTACAAGGACTTAGACCGCATCCGAAAGGAAGCTATGATTAATCTATGCTTTAACCTTGGTATCACGAAACTCAGGAGATTTAAGTACGCCCTTCGCGCCATGGAAGTTAAGGACTATGAAGACGCAGCCGATGAGTTTCTTGATTCCTTGTGGGCAACGCAAGTTGGTCAACGTGCTGTAGAAGTAACAAACATGATTCGATTTGGAGAATACGATGTACGATGAATCGGCCTACTCTATTGGCAAGAACTTAACCGCAGGAACAAGTAACACTCTGTTTACCGTCCCTACTGGATACGAAGCTAGGGTGACTATGTTGTTCATAGCCAACGGCACAGGCTCTACCGCAGGATATTCAGCCGCATGGCATGACGGCTCTATTATTACTTTCCAATCCAACAAGTCTCTTGCCAATGGTTCTTACGATCAGTTTGGCGGAGAAGGCACTTTCCTTGTCATGAATGAGGGAGATTACCTAACAGTCACCCCAGACGCAGGCTCTACTTTTACTGCAATAGTGTCATTCTTCTTGTTGAAGTCTGACGGAACGAAGTTTGATCTAACGGTATAGGAGAAAGATTATGCCAATGGTAAACGGTAAGAAGTACGCATACACAGAGAAAGGCAAAGCTGCGGCGAAAAAAGCTGCAAAGAAAAAGAAAGCTAAGAAAAAGTAATGGCCTACACTAAACCGGCTCTTCGCGAACGCATCAAAGATAAGGTGATGGCAGGCTCGAAGGGTGGCAAAGCAGGTCAGTGGTCAGCGCGTAAAGCTCAACTCGTAGCACAAGAGTATGAAGCTAAAGGCGGTGGTTACTCTGGCGGTAAAACAAAATCCCAGAAGTCTTTATCCAAGTGGACTAAAGA